AGAATGGGATGATTGGACTACTGCGGCACAGATGAAGCATAACTTCCGATACTGGTTAGCGGAAGAAGCACTTGGACACATCCAGGATTTTGTAACCTGGCCCGAAAGGAAACTAAATGATATACGCTATTATATTAATAACCGTTGGGTTACTCGGTCTCATGCCCTTACTGCTCATCCCCGAGATATCAAACCAGGCGATTGGTGTGATGTGGGCAATCGTTTCCTTCCTTGCCTTTTTAACGAGCTGGTTGATTTTGTTGAAATAGAGCAAGCATGGCATCACTGTATTTGGAGTGATGAGATGAAAACCAAGTACAACGTGCCTTGGTATCGCCGAGGTTGGTTGCGACTACGTGTCTGGCGTTGTCCAGAGGCAGGTATGGAATATCTCAAGTGGGCAAGTGGACTTGTAGTAGACGAAAACATGGGAAGTAATCCTGCTGAAAAAGGTTACGGTGAACCAACTTATCAAGCCAAAGCCGCTAAGGAAATTATTGAGCTTTACACTTGGTGGACTATTACCTATCGTAATCGTCCTGACCCATACGAAGCAAGTGGTTGGTCAGCTCACTGTGATGCCATGCGTGTCAAGTATCCGGGTAGTTTCTTTTCTAGCCTAAATAGCAAAGACCCAGAAGATCGTAAAGCCAGCGATAAGGCTCACAAAGCACTTCAAAAGATCGAGGCCGCTTACGAAAAAGAAGACGAAGCTATGATGATTCGTTTAATTAAAATCCGCCAAAGCCTATGGACCTAAATTGCCCAGCTTGCGGAAATGAAAAAAGGTCGTACTCGAAAGAGTACGATTGCTATTACTGCGATTTTTGTAATGAATGGTTAGAAGATATCTGTAACGATCGTGACTGTGAATTTTGTAAACATAGACCGGAGAGACCAAATGAAGGAAAAGAAAATGGCAAAACAACTAGCTAAATTAGCAAAAGTAAATGAATCATTTACTGTTAATCGTTACGACAACGGCTTTATGATCGAAGTCGGTGGACGCGACAGCAATAGTGATTGGAAGAACTGTAAGATCATGTGCTCTACTCGTGAGGAACTTTTTGAAGTTATCAACGAAGCACTTGACATGGAAAAGGATGATTAACCATGGCAACACGTAAACTTAAAAAAGTCAGCGATACTATTGAACCCGCAAATGTTCCAAGCGGCGGGTGGCCTAAAATACAACAAGGAAGCCATCTAACAGTTAAGACATTCGAAGATGGTCGTACAGAACTTGTATGGGATGATGAAGCATTGACAAGAGACGTTCATAATGCTATACTAAGTGTAGAAAGTAGACTTCCTGTAACAGAAACTAAATCAAAACGCAAAAAGAAAGAAAAAGATAATGCCTAACGTCTATCGTGTTCTTCCTCTTGAGAAGAAAAGCATTAGTTGGGAAATTGAGATGTACCGCACTAATGCGGACGGATCGATATCCTGGTTTAATATCAGTGATCACTATCGCTGGGGACAAGGCTTTATCGAAGAAGACATGGATTGTAATTTGCCCTACGAAGGTGATGATACAGTTTATTGTAAAAATGATTGCGGTTGGGGAGCAGAACTTGATGATCAACATTCTTGTTGGTTCGAGTATAGCGACGACATTTCTAATGAAGAAAAAGAAGCAATTGAAACAGCATACCACGAAGGCGGTGCTGGTTGGTTGTTTGACGGAGACCACGAGTGGCAAGTAGAAGATGACTATATCATGGTTATTAAACCTTATCAAATTGACCTGTGCGATGAAGACGGTTCCGTTATTGAAGAAAATATTAAATTAAAAACAAGACCTGATCCTAGTACAGCATGGCCATTTTCTGAATCTTTTCCTAAACCCACTGAATAAACATTATGACTAAAGAAAAAATTACCGTTACATTTGCTCCTGGTTCTCTTGATAGCTTTGATGGCACACAAGAAGAACTTGACGAAATGATTGCTGAAATCACACGTATGGCCCAAAGCGGCGAACTGTTTGAACAGAGTCAAACAGTTGACTTTGATGAGCTAATGGAATTAGATCCAGAATATGCTGAAAAAATTCTCAATGCCGAAAGCACAGCAACTCGTCTATTACAATGATCTCAAAAAGTCCTGAACGTCATACCTTCCAAGCGGAGAATTACATTAAACGCTGTGAAGAAAAGGGCGAAGAACCTAACGAAGATTACTTAAACTTGTTTAAGTCTTATCGCCAGCAGGACGAGGAAAACATGGTCAATCCTGAATGGCAAAAGGACAATATGGAGTATGACCTACGTAGCACTGACTGGATATTAGAAAAAACTCGTACTAGTGATTCCTACGCACAAAATCTATATGCCGCAATGTGTAACATGCAGTTTATTAAACTTGATGTTATGCCTATTCTAAAAAATCAACGCTGGAGTTGTAGTTGGAGGCATGCCGGTGGTATTGTTGCTGACATGCGTGAACAAGGTGATTACATGGACTGGTATTGTAGTGGCATAAATGGCAGTTATGACTACTCCGAAGGCCAGCAACAACTAGATCAAAGAGGGTATGTTCCCGAAGGATTTGTCACAGATGAAATCCGGGAAGACCTAAAAAAGCTAGGATGGGCCGCTGTTGAATGGGAAGACGACGAATAAATCTGGATAATTTGGTAAAACCGGGTGTTGACAAGCCCGGTTTTTTCATGTATAATATATACATATTGAACACTAAGGAGCACTTAAATGGCAACTAAAGCACTTACAGCGGCACGTACTCGCGCAAAAGCAGATCCTACACCAAAATGGGACGGAGCAGAAACATGGACTGGTGAACAATTTAGTTCACACTATCGCGATTCTATGAAGTATTACAACATGGAATCCAGCGGTAAAGAGCTCAAACCCAAAGTTATCGACTGGATGGGTCGTAACAGTTACAGTAGAGATGCTATTTCTTCTTTTAAGAAGACCAAAGACTGGCGTTGTAATACCACAATGGGTGCTGTTGCCGCTAACTTGATCAAAGGCATGCCCGAAGTTCATGCTGGATTTAACAATGGCAAGAGTACAGCAGAGTGGTTGCGTAAAGAAATTGCCACTGTAATCGAAGATGGCAAATACGATATTGAAACTGTTGTAGTTGACACCAAAGCCGCAAAAGTCGCAGTTGTTGCTCCTCCTAACATTCAAGATCGTTTGCGTGAAACCGCAGGCGGTATGAGCGAAGAACTGGATGCGGCTATTGATGCGTGGATTATGGATCCAGAATCTTTTAATCCCAAGGACATTAAAGTTGTCAACTTGCTCAAAGGCAAGGGTGCCAAGGCTGCTCACGCTCGAATGATCAAAGGTTACTTCCAACGTAACTACGACGAGCTGTTGGAACTTGCCAGTGGTAATGCAGACGAACAGTTGCGCGAAGCCTACAGTAAAAACAGCCGTAAGAATGTTAAAAAGTTAATTGAGTTTTACGAAAGCATTATGTCTGCTTGTGAACAGATTGCCGCAGAAGCTAAAGTTCTTAAGAAGCCACGTGCCAAGAAGGTCAAGCCAGCAGAACAGATTGTTGCTAAACTCAAGTTCTTGTTGAGCGATACTAAACTTGGTATTACAAGTGCCCCTCCTGCTACCATTATTGGAGCAAGCGGTGTGGTTGTTTACAATGTAAAAACTCGTAAGGTTGGTTATTATATTGCTACTACCAGTGCCGGTCTTGGTGTAAAAGGTACATCGTTGACAGACTTTACTGATAAGAGTACACAAAAGACTCTGCGTAAGCCTCCAGAACAGATCAAAGAGTTCAAAGAGCAGAATACGCAAAAACGTTTTGAGACTTGGTTTGCCAAGAGTGTTAAGACCACAGAGACCTTGCTTAACGGCCGATTTAATGAAGATACTGTTATTCTCAAGGTGTACAAATAACAATGCCTAAATGTTATCAATTGATTGGAGTGCCGGCTAGTGGAAAAAGTACCTGGTACAAAAATCAAGACTGGCTAGTTGAGGACAAAAAGGATCACAAGTATGTATCTACTGATCAGCATGTTGAAGGATATGCTCTTGATCAAGGTAAGACTTATAGTGAAGTCTTTGATGAGTACATGCCTACTGCCGTTAAGCAAATGATGGTGAATGTGAACTTTGCCGCGGCATTGAAAATTGACATTGTTTGGGATCAAACCAGTACCACCATAGCAAGCAGGGCTCGCAAGTTTAATGCATTACCCGAATACGAACATATTGCTGTGGTATTCCGTACTCCGGATCGTTCGGAATTGGATGTAAGATTATCAGGACGTCCGGGTAAACACATTCCTAAGAACGTGATTGACAGCATGATTGCTGGTTGGGAAGAACCCTCACTGGAAGAAGGATTTAAAGAAATTTGGTACGCTGTTTGACAGACTATGTATAGTCTGTTATAATTTAATTATAAAGAAAGAATACTTATGAAAATTGGTCTTAGTTACAGTCGGTGTGTTCGAGACATTGTCGATGGTGTAGTAGACATCAACGATGTTCTGGTTATTATTGCCCGTACAGATTTCGATCCGCATGACGATCTACAATGGCAAGGTATTTGGCAAGGTTATGCCGGAGGATCTGACGCGGCCATGATGCGAGGATTCTTTGGTGGCAGTAATCCAGAATGGGCTGGTACAACAGATGAAGATGAAAACAAATATCGCAGTGTAAGTATCGAGCTGTGGGAGACAGGTAAACTCCATCAGCCTCGTAAGTTTGGAGCACATCCCAGACGCCGTCCTGAAATTTGGCTCGAAGCAATTCTGCCAAGTAGCGAGTTAGAGACAAATCCAACCGCTAAGAAAGCATGGGATCAGTTCCAAACTATCGCTGGATTAAGCAATGTATCGTTGGATAAAGATTATCAATGATTTACTTTAACTTTAATATTCGTAATCCTGAATGGTGGGATCGTTTTGAAAGCCTTTGGAGTAAATCTGGAAAAACTCCGTGGGAGCATAAGTTCTGGGAAATTCAGTTTATGAAAACTCCCGAACTACTCCGAATTGAGTTTAACTGGACTGTTTGTCAGGACCACGCAGGTGTTCGTCTTGAATTAGGACTATTTGGTTATCAATTAGATATGAGTATTCACGATAGTCGTCACTGGGATTACAAAAATAAATGTTGGGAAGTTTACAATGACATTACCTGATGAAAGATATCGTGCTGTAAAATGGGCAGAGGAGTTCTTGCTAGAACTTACCGATCCTAAAAAGACGCCTCGTATTTCAAAAGATATTAGGCGTCGAGCATGGAGCATACTTAGACATTATCCTAATACGTATGATATGCAGGTAGTTGCTCAAGAATTACCTAGCGTGTTTCAAGAACAAATGGAACCACTACATAGGATGGTGCTTCAATACAAACAGGAAAAAGAAAATGAGTGAAGAATTTGATCGGTTCGAAGAACATATGGCCAATGAAGAACTAGAACCTTACGAAGTGTTTGCCGAACAAATGGAAACTCGGTTTCCAAAAATGTTTGAAGATGCGTACGGTGGATTTGCATGTGGCGAAGGATGGTGGCCAATTCTAGAGTCATTGTGTGCTAATATACAAAGTCATATTGATTGGCGTAACAAAACTCGTGCTAGACTGTTAGAAGATAATCCTTACAATCATCCTATTCCCGATGAGGTAACACAGGTTACTGTACGTCAGATTAAAGAAAAGTTTGGTGGACTACGTTTCTACTATGACGGTGGGGATGACACCATTGATGGTATGGTAACCATGGCAGAATCGTGGGCAGGACATAGCTGTGAAACTTGTGGTGATCCGGCTACCAAGCAAACTACTGGTTGGATTAAAAATGTCTGTGACAAACATTTTAACGAAATTGAAGAACGCAGGGCCGAACAACGAGAAAAATATAAAAAGGAGCTTTAATGGAAATTGAAACAAAAGACAGAATAAAAGAATTAATTAGTCGAGCAGAAACAGACAGCAGTGGTAGATGGATATCTGCCGTTGATCTCGAATCTTATACAAAAGAAGTTATCAACGAGTGTATAGAAGTTGTAAAAACAACTCCTAAGCATTGTGCGTATACTTCATTCCAAGAAAATATAGTTGACTGCACTGTAGAGATGAGTGTACAATCTATTAAACAACATTTTAACCTATGATTCAAGATAATTTAGTCCCAATGGTGGTTGAGAAGACCGGTCAAGGCGAACGTGCCTTTGATATTTACAGTCGTTTGCTTAATGAGCGTATTGTGTTCTTAAACGGACCAGTTGATGATTACAGCGCCAACTTGGTTATTGCTCAAATGCTTCATTTAGAGAGTGCCGATTCTGAGAAAGATATTCACTTTTATATTAATAGTCCAGGCGGTGTTATTACTGCTGGTATGGGCATCTATGATGTAATGCAGTTTATTAAACCAGATGTAGCAACCTATGTTATTGGACAGGCCTGCTCAATGGGTAGTTTCTTGTCTCAAGCAGGACATCCTGGTAAACGTCATATGTTACCAAACAGCCGACACATGATTCACCAACCTAGCGGAGGTGCTCGCGGCATGGCAAGTGACATTGAAATTAGCTACAAAGAAATTATGTTCTGGAAAAAGCGTCTTACTGAACTGTATGTCAAACATAATACCGCGGGCAAGACATACCAAGACTTTGAACGCGATATGGACAGAGATACGTTCATGGCTGCAGAAGATGCTTTAGCATATGGTCTATGCGATAAGATTATCGAGAACAGATAATATCATAACAAAACTTACTCCTTAAGTAGATTAAATATTTTACTTAAGGAGTTCATTATGGCATCAAAATTAAACATCATTAAACAATCTATTGGCAAATTAAACATCGAAAGAAAACTCTGGCTAGCACTTAGCGGATTGGTAGTTGCCGCATCTTTTGTATTATTCCTAGGATGGAATTCTATACAGGTAAATCATCTTCAATGGGTTTTTGTAACTTTAGGAATTACCGTATCTATGATATGGTGGTTTTGGACTATGCGTCTAATTCGTATAATTTTAAACCATCGTCTTACTGAAGTTGAGATATTACAAGAAATCGTCAACGACATTAAAGACATAAAAATTAATGTTGCCAATCTTAACAAATAAATATTGACACAGCGTTAACAACCTGTATAATGTTATACAGTGGTCTTACATGGCATTCATCCCACTTTAAATACTCTGCATGTCATCAAACTTGCTACTTTACAATAAAGGAGACTAGAGATGGCAAATCTTCAACCCGTACAATATAAGTACACATCAACCAAAGAGTACGTCGACGCATTCCCTTGCGCTTATCGCCAATGGCGAGCTGACTCTCACTGTAATTTGAACCATGGTTACAGTTTTTCAATGAAGTTTTATTTCGGCACAAATGATCTAGACGTTCGTAATTGGGCGGCTGATTATGGTGGCCTTAAGGAACTTAAAAAAATACTAGAGGATCAATTTGATCATACTACACTGGTATCACAAGACGATCCGGAACTAGAGTTCTACAAAGAAATGGAACGCCGTAAGTTGGCTAAACTTACAATCTTGCCTAGAGTAGGATGCGAGTCATTAGCTGATATGCTTTACAAATATGTAAATGGTGTTTATATTCCCGATATGTGGGGCGAAGGCGAATCAAAACGCCTATGGTGCTACCGCGTTGAAGTACGTGAGACACAGGCTAATATGGCTTTCCGTGAAGGTCACCGTGAATGGAATGAAGATCTATTTGCGTAAACTTTGGAGACTATGGGCCAAGGCCCTAGGAGAAAAAGCAGGCAGTACAGATTCAGAAGCGGATCTTATTGCTTGCTTTCGTACATTTATTGTGTTATCATATATTGTAACAAACTGCTTTATTATAGCAGGCGTTATTCGACACTGGAATTAAAATGAACTTAACAGATAAAGATTGGTTAGAAAAAGTAACCGTAGCATATAAAGTATACTCAGAGCAGGTAGGTCCTAAGTTAGAAATTGAATACTTTGTTGCCTGGTTATACAGACAATATGGTATCGTACAACCAGAGAAAAAATAATATGGAAGATTTTATTAAAGTTTGGCCAGGTAAAGGTACTCCAGAATTTTGTCAAAGCGTTATAGATGCTTTTGAAGAAATTACCTCAAATCCAGAATTAGCACACTTGGTACACAATAATGCCACGCAATTTAGCAACGGTGTATTAGGTAGAAAAGATACCGCTATCTTTTTAGAAACTAATGAATTTAAAAAGCATGATCTATGTACCCCATTGCTGTACCTTATACACGACTGTTTAATGGAATACATAGAAGAGTTTAGTCAACTCAAAGATGTAGCACTTACCAATAGGTGTAATCTTAAAATACAAAAAACCACAGCCAAAGGCGGATACCATCATTGGCATTATGAAACACTAGCAGGCACAGATTCATACAGTAGAGAACTAACGTGGATGGTATATCTAAATGATATGCCCGACGGTGAAGCTGAAACAGAATTCTTATACCAGGCTAGAAAAGTTAAACCTACACAAGGTACCGTGGTAATTTGGCCTGCCGGAATGACACACGTTCACCGTGGAAATACTGTTTATACTAAAGACAAATATATTGCCACAGGGTGGTGGTACAAAACCTAATAGGATATATATCATGGAAGAAACTAAACGCTGGACTATTACAACTGAAGAAGATCCAGAAACTGGAGATATTATTTTACCCTTGCCCCAAGACTTGTTAGATTTACAAGGATGGAAGGAAGGTGATACATTAGAGTGGACTGACAAAGGAAATGGATCATGGACTATATCGAAGATAGCAACATGAGCCACGGTGTTATTGCTCAGGAAGTTGGCCAGGCATTTCTAGAAATGTTTGTTATAGATAAGCCAAAACCTACACCTGTGCTATCAGTAACTAGCCCTCCTGAAAATAACATTGTATTTCATACAGGTAAAACTGAAGTTTTAAAAGTTACCGAAGATGGATTTTATGTTAGGGGAGTAAAGGTTCCTGTAGACGACAAAGAAGCAGCCTCTGTGTACAAGGCATTTAAAGAGTTTTTAGTTTATCATGCACTTACAAGGAATTAATATGAATCAATTTAGAAATTGGTACGTTCGCAACCAGGATGCGATCACATGGTTTATTATTGGATGGGTATCACTTAGCTGTATTAATAGTTTGTCCAAAGGTGATTATATGTGGGCTATCTTTGACGCCTTTATTGTCTTTGCTAATTATAAACTTAGAAATATAAGATTATCATGAAAATAGGATTTAACTGTAGTAGTTTTGATTTACTCCACGCTGGACATGTTACCATGCTCAAAATGGAAAAAGATTTATGCGACTACTTAAAAGTTGCCCTACAGGTAGATCCTACTATTGATCGTCCAGGAACTAAAAATAAACCTGTTCAAAGTGTATATGAACGTTATGTTCAACTTCAGGCATGTAAGTATGTTGACGAGATTTTGGTCTATGAGACCGAATTAGATCTACTTAATTTATTACAAACACAGACTATCCATATCCGTTTTCTCAGTGAAGAATATTTAAACAGAGACTTTACCGGAAAACAGTATTGCCTGAATAACGGCATAGAATTACATTACCATAAGAGACAGCATCAGTATAGCAGTTCCGAACTACGTAATAGAGTATATCAACTTGAGTTGACAAAAGCACAAGATTCAAGTATAATAAATGTACCACAACATAGTACAGAGCTCTTAAACAAATACAAATGAAAAAGATTTATTATGAAAAAATTGGCCGTAAGTATGTTCCTGTCGCAGAATACGATAGCACGTATTTGGATAGTTTTCCAAAAGGTAATCACTTGGTTATGTGTTATCCCGGAGGCCAGTCTCGCCGCTTTAATATTGATCCTAATTATGCAGCAATGATTGCCGCAGGGCGTGTAGCAGAGGACGCTATTAGTAAAGCTGTGGTTAAGGCTAGTGAGATGCGCCCACACAAAAAACCTATTACAGAAAAACAACGTAAGGCTTGGGAAAATCTTGCTAAAGAGTTCGGTGATGATAGGTACTATGTTGAAATTCCTAGTGCTAGAGAAATTGCTGAAGAAGGTGTTAAGGCAATGTCAATAGAGGCAGAAACTCTTATGAAAAACAAAAGTGTTCGTAAAGCCTACGATCATTTTATTTTAATGTGTGAACTAAGTAAAGAAAAAGAAAATCATGTCTAAAATTGGTTTTGCGTGTAAATGGATTGACAATCCCGATCAAGTTAACGGTATTAAACCTACCGATGATGCTAAAAAATATAATACAAGTGGCACAACAGTTGCCTGGTTAAATAGACAAACAAGGGATGTTGCCGAGCAAAAGCTCTGGGACATTATGGTAGATAATATTGAAAGCACTAAATTGTTAGTGGAAAGAGTAGGAAAACTTAATGAAAATCTTAGGATGGTGCGTCTTAGCAGTGATCTGCTACCTGTGTATACCCAACGTGATTGGAGTTATTTTTGGCGCCGTAATGATGTTATTGACTATTGTTCTAAAAATTTTAAGTCTGTTGGCGACAGTGCTAGGGACAATAATGTTAGGCTTAGCTTCCATCCTGGACAGTTTACTGTCTTGGCCAGTGACAATCCCGACATTGTCGACCGCAGTATAGAGGAATTTGAATATCATGCCGATATGGTACGCTGGATGGGATACGGAAAGTCGTTCCAAGACTTTAAGGTCAATGTACACATATCAGGTAGATCCGGCCCCGCCGGTATCAAAGCAGTTATCCCAAGACTCAGCCCCGAAGCAAGAAACTGCATTACAATCGAAAACGACGAAATCTCGTGGGGCATCAACTCAAGTCTCGAGCTCGTCAACGATCTCGCTTTGGTGTTAGACATACACCATCATTGGATACACACAGGAGAATATATAGATGCAAATGATGACCGTGTTAAAAGGATTATTGATAGTTGGCGCGGTGTGCGCCCTGTTATACATTACTCCGTTAGTCGTGAGGATGTACTTGTCGGCCATTCCGGACACGACCGCCCCGCTCTTGTTCCGTTAATGGAAAGCGGACACAAAAAAGGAAAGCTCAGAGCACATTCTGACTTCTATTGGAATAAATCCGTGAACGAATGGGCTTTGAGCTTTCTAGATCAATTTGACATTATGGCCGAATCAAAAGGCAAAAATCTCTCAAGTTTTGCCTTGTACGAACAAGCTAAACAGTTAAATTATTTTTAAGAAGAATAAGTTTCTTCGTGTAATAATATAATTCCGTTATCTTTGTTATGTTGATCTCTAGAGGCATGCCATTGCTGTAATGCTTCGTCATGCCACCATTGATCAACTGCCTGCCTTGATTCCCACTCACTGGTTACAGTCATAACCAGTGTTCCAATGCCTTCTCTAGAAGTTTTAATCCATAGCTTAGGCTTAGAGTATGTTTCATCCAAATGTGTTCGAACTTCCTGGGTAGTACTTTCAAACGCCCACGGAACTGCTTTAGATGGCCTAGACCATTGTTGTTTGGTAAAAAAAGACATTATTATTTCCTCAATTGTTTAAATTATTTATCTAAACAGTTTTAGGCTTTCTTTGTTACTTTTCTTGCGGCTGGCTTTTTAGTAACAGTCTTTTTAGCGGCGGCCTTAGGGGCTGCTTTTTTTGCGGCTGGTTTTTCTGCTTTTGGCGCACGTGGTTTACGTGGTGCTTTAGCAGGAGCTTCGACAACAGCTTCAACAACAGCTTCAACAACCGGTGTTGTTTCAACAACAGCTTCTACTGTAGGAGCAGGAGTAGGTTCAGCAACTGGTGGTGTTTCTACTTTATAAGGAGCAACTTCAGGTGAAGCCACTTCAGATTTACGAATAAAGAACCAGTATAAAGCACCGGCTAAAACTACAAGAGCGATAATAATTTCCATTTTTAATTTTCCTTTAAGAAATATGTACGTTTATTTAACCTCGAATAAATATCAGTATGCAAAAAACGTTACCTGAACTGAAACAACTGATTGTCGAAGCAGAGACTAGAAAAGAAAAACTAGTACTCGAAAAACTACCTTACGACAAAAAAAGCCTAGAACCTGTGATGAGTAAAGCAACGCTAGACTATCATTACAGCACACTAGCAAAGGCCTATGTAGATCGTTATAACTCCGGCGAAGGCGATTCTAATTTTAACGAAGCGGGTGCTTTTTTACATAACTTATTCTTTCCACAACTTAATGTTCCAAGCGGTAGTAATCATCCATTTGGAGCTAGTGCTGAATTTATAGACAAGCATTTTAAAGGTGGACTTGAAGAAGTAAAAGACCAGTTTGAGCAGATTGCCATGACTATACAGGGCAGTGGTTGGGTATATCTAGCTCGCAATGGTAAAATAAAAACCATCACAAACCATGCTATCAGACAAGATATTATACTATTAATAGATTGGTGGGAACACGCATGGGCGCTTGATTACCAAGCTGATAAAAGAAAATACCTAAAAAATATCTGGAGGACAATTAACTGGTCAGTTATTAACGACAGGTTAAATTTATCAAAATAACCTGTAAACAACACATTTCCGTATATGGAGACTAAAATGCCTAACAATCCAACCACTGATTTTGTAGTGGAAGAACTAAAAATTGAAGATAGCGACACCGGCCCTGATGATTTCCAATTTGTAATTGGGCCCGATGGCGAATTAAAAAGTATGACAATTCCCCAACATTTAATGGACGATCCTCCAGAGGAAGTACAATGTATACTATCATTATTTGGAATTGACGATATTAACGACCTAGACGATAGGATATTACATTAGAAATAAGCAATAAATACACTATAAAACTCTATAAAGACGATCATGACAATATATAATTATACTAAAATACAAACGGGTGGACAACCTAACGACGGAACTGGCGATAATATTCGAGATGCATTTATCAAGGTAAACAATAATCTCGATTTATTGTTCACTTTAGGATCAAATAATGTAATTTTAGCAGATATATATAATACGTTAACCTATGTAAAAGGTGTATTAAACACTATTCCTTCAACCGTTTCGGCTGCAGCTTCTGTTTCTTATGTTAACTTATCTACCACTACTGTATATACTGCTTTATCAAATTCTATTGCAGCAAGTACTGCCTCTGTTCTTGCTACTACTGCTACTGGTTCAATTTTAGGTTTAGTTAAAGTTGGTACTGGTATTACCAGAGCAGCCGATGGAACTATTTCTGTGCCAATTGGGCCAAGTGGCCCAAGTGGAGTAAGTGGCCCACAGGGTAATCAAGGTGCAAGTGGAGTAAGTGGCCCACAAGGGATAGGTAATCAAGGCCCACAAGGACCACAGGGAGTGCAAGGTGTTCAGGGACCTAGTGGCCCAGGTGGTGGCGGCGCTGGCGTACAAGGACCACAGGGTAACCAGGGACCACAGGGAGTGCAAGGTGTTCAGGGACCTAGTGGCCCAGGTGGTGGTGGCGCACAAGGACCACAGGGTAATCAAGGGCCTGCCGGTGCCGGTGTTACAACCGCCACAATTATTACAAATCCTACTACCTATCTAGACAACAGTGTTAATATTGAAATTGTAAAATTATTTGGTGGAGTTAGTAATACTGCTCCAGATGGCAAGGTCATATACGAAAGTAACAAAAATATGCACGGACTACAAATGTATAGTAGCTATGGTCCAGCAGAAACTGTAGGGTTGGTTGGTCAAGGTACTACATTTATTACTGGAGCAAACACAGGCACCAATCAAATTGCCGCTTACGTGGCAGCTGGATATGGTGAAAGCGGTCCCGGAATTCAGTTAAAAATAAATTCTAATTCTATGGACAGTAGTAGAATTTTCCTTACTAATACAAAAACCGTCGGAGGAACCAGCATCTCGGATTGTGGTGTAAAGATTACAAGTTCTGTTGGATTGGATGGCGATTTATTCATACGTGGGATTATGAAGTTATATCCATTAGGTACGGCTCCATCAGATCCAACAGCGGGCATGTTTGCTGTTGCAAATAGAACTGGATGGGATCCTGCTAGTAAAGGATCAGGAAATGCTTATCCTGTATTCTATGATGGCGCTACTTGGATTGCTTTGTATTAAAATATTATGACCATTTGGATCACTCCTGCTGGATTTTTAGGAACAGTTACTGAACGTGTAACCACAGCAACCTACGTTGAAGCATCGGGCACTAACGTTAGTTTTAAACTGATCAGTGGTAGTTTACCAACAGGAATGTTGTTTAATGGAGCTGGTAGAATATCAGGAGTTCCTGTACTTACTACAGCAACAGTCTCTGGATTTCCTAAGGCTGTTCTTAATACAGAAAACAGTAAATTTGTAATTAGAGCAACACAGACCATAGGAACTACTGTAACAAATTACGATCGTACATTTAATTTAGATGTGTCAGGACCTAGTGCTCCAACATGGAATACTGATAGCGGGTATATTTCTGCTGGATATTTTGATCAACCATATGTGTTAAACAACTCTTTTGTTGATTTTACATTTTCAGCAGGCTCTGTAAATTCTCCAGAAGGTACTATATTAACATATTATGTTGCCGACGGTGACGGAATACTTCCTCCAGGGCTAACATTAGACCAATCAGGAAGATTGTACGGATTTGTAAAAGATAAACTAACATTCGACGGCGATGTTTCTCCAGACGGCGGCTATGATACAGAAGCCTACGATGGTTATACCTACGATCACGCATCGACTACTAGTACTCAAATTACCGGTGTTCCAAAGTTTTATAAATTTTACATCACAGCCGACGACGGAGTTGCTTCAAGCAAAAGATTGTTTAGCATAATGATTGTTAATCCAAATATGTTTAAGGTTGATAATACAGAACTTGTATATAATACCGCAACATTCTTTGGAGTGTCAACTACCATTACCAGCGTAGTTAGTAGTTTACAAATACCACAATTTTTAAACGGAACAGATCTAGGTACAGTTAGAGCAGGCGGTAGACATGACTTAGATGTTAGAGCGTTTGATCCAAATCCATACTCTGGTCCTGTGCGCTACACCATCACTGAAGGTACTGATCCTTTAACACAACTACCTACAGGATTATATTTGGATAGAGTATCCGGTTATATATACGGATACATTCCATATCAACCGGCTTACACAAGAAATTATAGTTTAACTATACATGCTACCAAATATAAAACAAGAGATTATATTACAGCAACTAATTATGTAGCTACAGCAACTAATGTTTTTACACTGGCTGTAGAAGGGCAAGTAGAAACAACAATACAATGGGTTACCCCATCTGCCCTTGGAACTATCTATGCTGGCGAAATAAGTGAAGTAGCAGTTAAGGCAGAACACTCAAACTCCTCTTATAACATCAAATATGTAATAACCACCGGTAGTTTACCACCAGGATTAATATTACAAGAAGACGGTAGTATTTCGGGAAGGCCGGAATATACCAGTACAGGAACATATACATTTACAGTATTAGCCACTGATGTTTACGGTTTAAGTGCTATTACAAAGACATTTAATCTGGTAGTTAGTTTATATGATAGTAATCAGTATACACAAATATATGTAAGACCATTCCTGCCATTATCACAAAGAACTGATTATCAGAATTTTATAGAAAACACATTTACGTTTGATCCAGCATTAATGTATAGATTCTTTGATAGTAACTTTGGTGTACAACAAGATATTAAAATGTACATTGAATTTGGAATAGAAAAATTAAATCTATCCAGCTATATGCCTGCTTTAACTGAAAATTTCTATCGTAAGAAACTATATTTTGGAGATATTAAACTAGCTGTGGCTAAAGATAGTAGCGGTAATGTTATATACGAAGTAATATATGTAGATATTGTTGATACTTTAGTTAATAACAAAGGAGTTAGTGTTGGTCCTGTTATATATAACAATGATAATATCTACTATCCTAACAGTGTAGATAATATGCGTTCTAGCTTAGAACACATTGTATTGCCTGACTATACATACATAGGGTTAAACAAAGACAATTTACCAAGATATATGAATACAGCACAGGTAGGAGATTACAAACCTACTGGATATATGCGTGTTGTTCCAATATGCTATGCGCTACCAGGACAAGGATCCCGCATAATTAGTAGAATAAAATTAAGTGGGTTTGACTTTAAAACATTAAATTTTGAAGTTGATAGGTTAATTCTACAAAATAGTCTCAATTCGTCTACTGCTAAATATGTAATATTTGCTAGACAGTCTATAGCCGATAAATTACCAACAGATGATATCTTGTTTGGTCCTGAATATATTGATTTAGATACTGAGACAGGTGATCCACTTACGAGAGCTTAACAATGACGTTTATTAATAACTTACAACCTCTAGATAACCCTACCAGTACCTCAACGATTGTAATTCCTGTAGTTGATAATTCAACAAATCCCGGTATTACTAAAAAAATCACACTGGCCAAATTAACAGCATTAGCTGTTGGACCACAAGGTAATAGAGGTCTTCCTGGCGTTTTAGGTCCACAAGGCGAATCTGGGCCACAAGGTCCGCAAGGAGTAAGTGGGCCAGCTGGAGAATTTGGACCACAAGGACCGCAAGGACCAAGCGGAGTTAGTAATACTCCAGGACCCCAAGGCGCAGATGGACCAAGTGGTCCTAGTGGTCCAAAAGGACCAAGCGGGGTTAGTGATGTTCCTGGACCACAAGGACCAAGTGGACCACAAGGAGATATTGGACCAAGTGGACCAAGTGGAGCAGATAGCACAATTAGAGGTCCAAGTGGTGTAAGGGGTCCAAGTGGACCTCGTGGAAATCAAGGACCTCAGGGAAGATTAGGAAATCAAGGACCCCAAGGTAATCAAGGTGTGGCAGGAAATGTAGGACCTGCTGGAGCAACAGGGCCTAGTGGTGCTGATAGCTTTGTTGCTGGTCCTACTGGGCCAAGTGGAGCAAGCGGCCCTACTGGTATTAGAGGACCGCAAGGTCCTAGTGGCCCTATTGGACTAAGTGGTCCTAGTGGTGCTGACAGTACAATTTCTGGACCACAGGGAAATCCTGGAACGCCAGGCGGCCCTAGTGGGCCAAGCGGAGTTTCCGGAGCTCGAGGTAATCAAGGACCTAGTGGACCACTTGGACCACAAGGTAACGAAGGTCCTGCAGGTAGCATAGGTCCTTCTGGGACTCCTGGTGGGCCAAGTGGTCCAAGTGGTGTTGGAGCAACAGGACCGCAGGGTAACCAAGGAGCGCAAGGAGCGCAAGGAGCCCAGGGATCTGTAGGTGCGGCAAGTAATGTAGCTGGACCAAGTGGAGCAACAGGACCACAGGGAAGTCAAGGCTCACAAGGACCAGTAGGTGCAGCAAGTAATATAGTTGGACCAAGTGGCCCACAAGGAAGTCAAGGCTCACAAGGACCGGTAGGTGCAGCAAGTAATATAGTTGGACCAAGTGGCCCACAAGGACAAGAAGGTCCGCAGGGACCTCAAGGTGCGGACAGTAACATAGCAGGACCACAGGGAAGTCAAGGACCACAAGGAAGTCAAGGCTCACAAGGACCTTTAGGACCACAGGGTACACAAGGTACTCAAGGAGCAATTGGTTCTAGTGCCTATAATCAAGATTTAAACACAACTAACAGTGTAACATTTGGTGTTATGACTGCTAGTACATCTACTGGTCCTGTATATAGTGGATTCCAAAATAACTATATATGGATTAGAGGTGTGCCAAACGGTGACACTACAGCTACATCTGTTTCTCAAAGTACCAACGGAATTACATTTGAAACAAGTAGAAATAGTGGTCAAAGCGGTTTAAGAAATCAACTTCAAGCAGGCGATACCATTGGATATCTAGCATTTAGAGCACAGACTACTACAAATGCTACCACCAATGTAGGTATAAACAGTGCTCAAATCTATGCCAGTGCTACTGAAATTCCTACTGCTACGGCAGCAGGTGGTAGAATTGTTATGGCGACTGTAAACACTGGAACAGTTACAGCTGGAAATAGATTAATATTAGATAATTTACAAAATTCTTATCAATCATCTGTACATCAATTTGCCAGTGCTTCGGGCGCAACTAGATATGCTCAAGTAAACTCTTATGGAATAGTTCTTCAAAAGGGATTTAGAAATAGTTTATATGACTGGAGCGGAGCTGGCACAATAGCAACTACAGCAGGAACATACAGTGTCGACGCTAGTAGCGGAACTGTTCATAGTATATTATTAGGCGGTAGTATCACATTAAGTGGAATGCTTACAACATCTAATGGAAATAGCGTAACTATTATTCTTACTCAAGACGGTGTTGGCGGTAGAACACTAACAACAACAGGAACCTGGTTATGGCAAGGTGGTATTAAAACTCTAAGTACAGGTGCTGGTGCTGTTGATTTATTAAAGTTTGAATACTACAACGGAACCTATTATGCCGAACTAAAGAAAGGCTATACAGCTTAATTTTAACGGTTTTAATGTAAATTTTAACAATATGTCATTGTTTCTGTTCAGTATAAATACACTATCAAACTAAACGATAGGTATCGGAAATAATGGCATACATTCCAGATTTTAACTCAATTCTCGCTGACACCAGCCCTAATGACGCTGATACCCTCTTTATTGTTAAGCAGTCATCTCTCGTTCAGACTTTAACTGTTGCAAGAGCAAGAACTTTATTAGCTACACAAGGCGAAGCAGGACCACAAGGACCTACAGGAGCAAGAGGACCCCAGGGAGAAATAGGACCACAAGGACCAAGTGGTCCTCAGGGTAATCAAGGTAACCAGGGACCAAGTGGTCCTAGCGGACCTATAGGTCCTCGTGGTGTAAGTGGTCCAAGCGGTCCTATCGGTAATCAAGGTCCTAGCGGTGTTCGTGGACCTCAGGGTAATCAAGGTTTACTAGGTGGCGATGGTCCACAGGGTAATCAAGGAGATCCCGGTCCAACAGGTCCACAAGGTGTTAGTGGACCAAGTGGTGCTATACAAACTGCTGTAGCAAACCTACTAGGCGGCGCTGCCGGAAGTTTACCATATCAAAGTTCTCCCAATAATACTGCGTTCTTAGCTATAGGTCCACAGGGATATATTTTACAAAGCTCAGGATCTGGCCCAACATGGGTAAGTACAGCTAGTATTTTTGCTGGTACAGCAAATAACGCCAAACAACTATACATTAATACATTTACTAATAGCGATCCAACTACTTATTATCTAGATATGAGTGCCGGTGTTGGTGCTAACTTCGATGTTGGGGCTAACAGTAAATTATTTTATGTTCCTAGTACAGGGCTTTTAACTGTACCTAAGATTAAATCCACAGATACAACAAATGCCACAAGTACAGTTACAGGTGCCGTTGTTGTTCAAGGTGGACTAGGTGTTGCCAAAGACATTTACTTTGGCGGAAATTTATATCAAAACGGTGTATTATTCACAGGTGGACTGCCAACATTAGCGGCAAACCGTATTTTATATACAAATGCCAGCGGAACAACTACTGCTACCAACTCATTACAATTTAATGCATCGACAGCTAGAAATGGTGCGGGTACAGGAGTAGCAACTTTAATTGCTGACTTAAACTTACAAATGGCTGACAACTCCGAGGGGTATGTTAGTTTTACCAATGCTACTGGTAATACTGTTTGGCAAATGGGAGTTTACGATCGTCCAGATTTACTAGCTGGGGTTACTACCGCTACCAGCCTTATAGAATTTTATGGTAACACTGGAGGAACAACTCCTTTATTGTTTACCAATCAGGGTAAAGCAAGCATTGGCCAGGTTACAGATACAACAAGTCCTCAATACTCCAGAGAATACGATCCACAGGCCACTGTTGAAGTTGGTACAGACCTAAGAGCACAGATATTAAGAATTCGTAGTACAAGTGCTAATCCTGCTCTAGGACAACATGGTATCTATTTTGCTGACGGTACATATCAATATACTGCTTCATTGAATATAAGTGGACCAAGCGGAGCCACAGGACCAAGTGGACCAAGTGGTCCACAAGGTAATCAAGGACCAAGTGGCCCAAGTGGCGTAAGTGGTGCTAACGGAGTTTCAGGACCAAGTGGACCAAGTGGTGTTAACGGAAACATCGGAGCCAGTGGTCCAAGTGGATTATCCGGGCCACAAGGAACTAGTGGACCAAGTGGTGCTGACAGTACAATTAGTGGACCTCAAGGTCCTAGTGGTCCTAGCGGTTCAGGTGCCCAAGGTGCCAGCGGTGTATCAGGCCCTAGCGGTTTAAGCGGGCCAAGCGGCCCTAGTGGAGCACAAGGGGCCAGCGGGCCAACCGGAGCCAGTGGTGTTAGTGGTGTTAGTGGTATCAGTGGAGTATCAGGACCAAGTGGTGTTGGCGCAAGTGGTCCAAGTGGTATAAGTGGTGCTACAGGACCAAGCGGGGTTAGTGGAGTATCAGGACCAAGTGGTGCCGACAGTACAATATCAGGTCCAAGTGGTCCTAGAGGTACTAGCGGACCAAGTGGTGTACAAGGACCAAGCGGTAATAGAGGTCCAAGTGGACCAAGTGGTGTACCAGGACAATCAGTTGTTATTAAAGGATCCGTATTCGATTCTACAAGTCTACCAGGTAGCGGTGCTAGTTTAGGTGATGGATATATCGAAACTAGTACAGGACATTTATGGGTTTACACAGGTGCGGTAGGCGGAAGTTCTGTTAACGGATTTATCGACGTTGGTCAAATTGTAGGACCACAGGGTAATCAAGGTAATCAAGGACCAAGTGGACCAAGTGGAGTGTCGGGACCTAGTGGACCTAGCGGTTTAAGTGGTCCAAGTGGACTACCAGGAACACCAGGTGCCAGCGGTCCTAGTGGAGTTGGCGCTAGTGGCGCTAGTGGTCCAAGTGGACCATTCAGTGTAGGACCAAGTGGTCCAAGTGGTCCGAGCGGAGCAGACAGTAAAATTTCAGGACCAAGTGGCCCTGTTGGTAATCAAGGATCAAACGGAACAAGTGGGCCAAGTGGGCCAAGTGGCGTTAGCGGAACTAATGGTAACCCGGGAAATCAAGGAGCAAGTGGACCTCAGGGACCAAGTGGCCCTAGCGGACCGGGAGGTGCCCAAGGTATTGGCAATCAAGGTCCAAGTGGACCAAGTGGACCTAGCGGTTTAAGTGGTCCTAGCGGTACTCCAAGTACTATATCAGGACCTAGTGGTCCGAGTGGTATAAGTGGTCCAAGTGGTGTCACTGGCGGACCAGGTTCAAGTGGACCACAGGGACCAAGCGGAACAAGTGGACCTAGTGGAGTAGGAGGTCCAACTGGAGCAAGTGGACCTAGTGGAACAAGCGGGCCTAGCGGACCTCAAGGAACAGGACCTCAGGGTCCAAGTGGACCTAGTGGAGCAGATGGTCCAAGTGGTGTAAGTGGACCACAAGGTAACGCAGGCGGTCCTGGAACAAGTGGACCAAGTGGCCCTAGTGGTGCTAGTGGACCAAGTGGACCACAAGGCGGATTTGGTCCACAAGGACCAAGTGGGCCTCAATCATCTACTTCAGGACCAAGTGGACCTAGTGGAGCACAAGGTACTGGCGCAAGCGGTGTTCAAGGTCCTCAAGGACCGAGTGGACCTCAAGGACCAAGCGGTCCTATTGGACCACAAGGTGCTGATAGTTTTGTTGCTGGTCCAAGCGGTCCGCAAGGTAACCAAGGTGTTGGAACTACAGGCTCTCAAGGTGCTCAAGGTAATCAAGGACCACAAGGACCAAGTGGCCCGCAAGGATCTACAGGTAATGTTGGACCTCAGGGTAACCAAGGACCGAGTGGTGCTCAAGGAGAGGTAGGGTTAGGAACTACAGGACCTCAGGGTAATCAAGGTAACCAGGGATCAAGTGGTCCACAAGGTAATCAAGGTGTCGGTACACAAGGTGTCCAAGGGCCTCAAGGACCACAAGGTAACCAGGGTGGCCCAGGTGCTACAGGACCACAGGGGCCGCAAGGCGATCCAAGTAACGTAGCAGGTCCAAGTGGACCAAGTGGTGTTCAAGGTAACCAGGGTAATCAAGGTAACCCAGGTATCCAAGGTAATCAAGGTAATCAAGGTAACCCAGGTAACCAAGGTAATCAAGGTAACCAAGGTAATCAAGGACCTCAAGGGCCTCAAGGGCCACAAGCATCTCAAGGTAACCCAGGTAATCAAGGTAACCCAGGTAATCAAGGTAATCAAGGACCTCAAGGGCCGCAAGGACCTCAGGGACCAAGTGGACAAACTGTTGTTGGTAACCAAGGACCACAAGGACCACAAGGTAGTCAAGGTGTTAGTGGACCAAGCGGCCCGGGTAGCGGAGGTGGAGCTACTGTAAGTGTAACATCAACTTCTGTATTGTATAGTCCAAGCGGAACTGACATTGCCGGTAATACTAATTTTTACACCGACGGAGCCGGTAACGTAACTGCTACAGGTACAATATCGTCAACATCTGATGAAAGATCAAAGAGCAATATTAAAACTATTGAAAATGGTCTTGACAAGGTACTAGAAATGCGAGGTGTAACATTCGAAAAAGACGGTCGTAAGAGTTCAGGTGTAATTGCTCAGGAAGTTAAAAAAGTATTGCCAGAACTAGTTATGGAAGATGACAAAGGAATGTTAAGTGTTGCGTATGGTAACATTGTAGGTGTATTAATTGAAGCTATTAAAGATCTAAAAGCCGAAATTGATGAGCTGAAGAAAAGTACCAATAAATAACATAACTAATAACGGAGTTCAATAAAGTGTCTTTAAACACCACAGCCAGTAGCTATTATTATAAAATAGACCAACAATTTCCTGTTGCAGGGCAGGATAATGACACACAGGGGTTTAGAAGTAACTTTCAAAACATCTACCAAGCTATATATAATACCGATTTAGATTTACAAACACAAAAAATTAACACAGCAAGATTAAATGCTACCAGTGACTTTGCTTTTACCGGAACAATTAAACGAGCAGTTATACTAAACAGCGGATTCACTGCTGAAAACATTGCTCCAGTTAATGGAACCATTGACTACAGCCTTGGATCTTATCATAAAAGTGCTGTCACAGGCGATACTACCTTTGAAGTTACTAATTGGCCGCCAGCTGGTATATACGGATCATTGAGATTAGAAGTTGCTCCAGTAACTTCTAGTACCATGATTATAAACTTTAGTGCTGGTAGCGGAACATTAATCAAAGATGGTAACGACATTATTCCTTACACATCTATAAATAATACTCCAATTTTTTATGATCTTTGGTCATCCGACAACGGAGTAACTGTAAAAGTAAAACAGATAGCAAATGCTACCACAAGTTCCGGAGATGTAGTTGCCGGTGTAGCTAAAGTAACACAAGCGGTTACAAATAATACCAATACCAACTACGCAACCACAGAGTTTGTACATAACATATTACCCAAAGGTGTAATATTAATGTGGTCAGGAAGTATTGCTACTGTTCCTACAGGGTGGGCATTATGTAATGGTAGCACCGTTAGTGGTGTAGTAACTCCCGATTTAACAAATAAATTTATTGTAGGTGCTAATGCCGATGTTAGCGCAGTGGCAAAAACTACAGTTTCAGGAACAGCTTTACAAACAGGAGGAAGCGCAGACTCGGTAGTAGTAAGTCACAGTCACGGTGTTACTGACAACGGTCATAGTCACTTTATAGCAAATACTACCGATGCTGGAGGTACTACAACTACAAGTATTTCATCTTCGTTGACTGCAAATAAATCAAATGGAGCTGAATACCATTTACAAGGAAGTTCTACCGCAGCCACAGTTGGTCCTACAAGTAGCAGTACCACAGGAATTACAATTAATTCTCAAGGTGAAACAGGCACTGGAAAGAATCTTCCTCCATTCTATGCCTTGGCTTACATTATAAAAGTCACAGGAGACTAAGTAATGTTTCATCCCCTTCTTGGTGATGCCAGAGATCTTAAAGATCTTGAATTAGAAAATAAAATATTAGAACTTAGCAAGAAATATCACATAGCCCTAAGAATGGGTCAAGGTGGTGTAGCTAACCAAATTGCCATGGCATTAGATATGTACAAAAGCGAACAATATAATCGTCAGGCAGAAGCAATGACTAAATTAGTTAGTAAAGAAGATAAAGACTTAGACGATTTAATAAATGTTGAATGATAGACCAGACACCTTTATATGGCCCGCAGATTTTGCCTGTACAATTATAGATGAAAATGTAATACTACCTAATCATTATAATCTTAAAATTTACATTGAACCAACTCTTCCTGTTACTGAAAACTTTGGTATAGGATTCCAAAAACTCAAACATATCATATTTGATTGCTTAAACAATAGTGTATTAATTAATAAAAACAATACACTATTACCAGCCTTATCATCTATAGATACTAATATAGTACACTTGCCAGCAGAGCCCTACGATTTTTATGTTGGCGCAACTCTGTTTTCTAAATTTATTTCAATAACCAAAAAATATTTTACCATATATCAAATTAGTATTGACAGCGCAATTGGCGATCGTGTACAATATACTATGAGTGATCCTTGGGAAAGCGGTTTAGATTTTGATGGCGATTTTTGGTGGAACCATGATACGCTAGATACAGGTAGTAATAATACAACCACTTGGGATAAATTAAATCTGTCCGAAGGCCCACGATTCCAACCAACGGTAATCAAAGGCGGAAAAAGTGAAAATCAATGAATACGGACAAGTAAGTATTACAGAACAAGAAGCATTCGATGCTTTGTACTCTGGTACAATTACCAATGTAGATAACGTATATCTTGACAATACTGATGTTATTGAAAAATTCAACAGCAGTGTAAAATCCAACGCAGATCGAATTCCGTTATTATCATTACCCAAAGATCTAAATGATATAAGCAAAGAGTTATTTGATCAAGCAAATCAAAATAACTGGTTTATGCCCAATGACTACTGTCCAAATCTTGTAGAAATGTTATACGGAATGTGCTCTACTCCTGAACAAACAGATAGAGTAAGTTTAGAACTAGAATTGTTTATCCAACATAACATGATGGACCTACTGTATTACCTTAAATACTTGGTAGACACCTTGCGTGAAAATAATATTCTGTGGGGTGTAGGTCGCGGTAGCAGTGTAGCAAGTTATGTACTGTTCTTAATCGGAGTACATAAAATAGATAGTATTAAATACAATCTTGATATAAAAGAATTCTTAAAATAGGAGAACAACAATGGTTCACAGAACAATGCAAGGTCGAGAAGTAGATATGGAAAAGTTAATGCGTCAAAATGAATTGATGCCAGCTGTAGGAAATATGCGAGTAAATGCTCGCGGGGACGAATTAGGTCCCGGCGGTAAAATTGTTAAAAAACGCGAAGATGTTGTGGCAGAATATTACGAACACAATCCTAACGCTGTTCTTAAACAACAGCCACAGGTTCAAGTTTCTGTTGTTGAAGATAAACCTACACAAGTAACATCTACTGCTAAAATTAAAAAATCTCAATCAGACGAGGAATAAATGTCAAAAATCAAAGGTAAACTCATTCCTTTACGTGATAGAATTTTTGTCAGCGACATGGATTTTGGCATGGAAAAAACTATTGGTGGAATTTTACTTCACTCTGATGATGGTAAAAGTACAGGTATTCATCCTAGGTGGGGCAAGGTTTGGGCAATTGGTCCAACTAACACCTCTGGAGTAACCATCGGAGAGTGGGTTCTTATTGAGCACGGAAGATGGACAAGAGGCATGGAATACGAAAACGATGACGGGTCTATTACCAAACTTCGTGTAGTTGATAACAATGCTATTCTCATGGCGGCTCCTGAAAAACCAGAAGGTGCTATGAGAAGCGAAGTAGTAGGTGCCGGGTCTAATTTTAATTTTAATATTCCCGGTTTATAAAATAAACGGGAATATTAACTCCATAGGGCCTTGACAGGCCCTATTGTTTTTTGTACAATAATATATGGGACATAAAAAACAAATAGATGTAGCAGATGTTGTTAGACAGATTAATGCCGCTGCCTACGAATGTACTAGTCCTTATAATGACGGGTTTGTTGGATGGGGTTATAAACAAGATCTTTACAGGATTAAATGGATTTTGGAAGATGCTCTTAAACGATGCCCAATATATTCTCCGGAGCCAGAATGGATACGAGAACAAGAAAAACAAAAACTTGTTAGGATACTAAAAGATGAAATGTAATACTTGTAATAAAGAATATGATATTACCTGCGATTGGAATCAAGGCCGGTGTCCCCATCATCCTGCGTTAATTGATCAAATTTTGAATGACCCTTATAAAAGTAGGATCTATAATCTACTACAAACAATCAAAGGATTTTTTAAGAAATGATTTTTAATAAAATCAAACAATTAAAAGAAGACGGGCTAACCGTAGGAATTGTATTCAGCTCTTTTGATTTGTTCCATGCCGGTCATGTTGCTATGTTGGCAGAAGCAAAGAATCATTGTGATTACTTAATTGCCGCACTTCAAACAGATCCAACTATTGATCGCCCAGATACAAAAAATCCTCCTATTCAAAGTATCGTAGAACGACAGATACAAGTTAGTACAAATCGAAATGTGGACGAAGTAGTTGTATATCAAACAGAAAAAGATCTTGAAGATCTCTTGCTTATTCTGCCCGTTGATGTTAGAATATTAGGTGTAGAGTACGCAGACAAAGAATTTACAGGTAAAGATATTTGTAAAAAGCGTGGAATTGAGATTGTCTATAACGGACGAGATCATTCTTTTAGTTCATCAAGTCTACGCAAACGTGTAGCAGAAGCAGAAGGAAATAAAAAATGAAAGAACTTATTATCAAAGACGATCTTGGATTTAGATTACGTCTTACTATCAAAGATGTTATTAGGCCCGACGGACTTAAAAATATCGAGTTTCATCAAGAGAGTAAAAACAGCAATGGGGAAATTTCTTTCTCATCAGTGTATCAATTCTTTTTGTCTAATGACGAGTTGCTTACACTTGGACACTTCCTTGTAAACATGGATCAAAACAACATGACTGAATATCAAAATAAGTCATTTATCACTAAAGTGTTTTCTAAAACAGATCCGGAGTAAGAAATGAGCCAGTACGGTACAGCATACGCAACATTAGAAGCATCAGATGAGCGTCAAATGGCAATGCCTAAAAAGAAACGTCATGGTTGGATCAAGCGCCTGCTATCAAGCAGTAGAGATGACGACGGGTTCAATATGAAAAATATAATAACAAGCCCAAGCAGAATTGAACGAGGCGAGCCAAGTATTGATCAGCCAGAACGTGCTATTCAATTTACGATATATAGTGCCAGCGGTGGTCGTGTCGTTGAGACACGCCGATACGATCGTCAGAAAGATCGTAGCCAAACTGGGCTGTATATTATTACTGGCGAACAAGACTTTGGTAAAGAGATTGATAAAATTATTGTAATGGAAGGTTTGAGGTAAATTAAATGGTTCTCATTAACGACGAGTACGCCGAAGTTTGGGTGTGGGTCGAGAAGAATAATCATGATATCGAACTAAGTCCGCAGTTCGATGACGAAGAAGCCGCTATGCTGTGGCGTACTAGAATGATTCATATTTTAACTAAAGGCAAAGAATGAAAGAACTATGGGTTGAAAAATACCGTCCTAAAACTGTAGCAGACTATGTATTTAGAGACAACGATCAAAAGAAACAAGTTAATGGCTTTATCAAAGACGGTACTATCCCTCATTTGTTGTTAAGTGGTTCTCCCGGAATTGGCAAGACAACATTGTCAAAAATTCTAATCGAAGCAATCGGTGTATCAGATTACGATGTGTTAGAAGTTAACGCAAGCCGAGAAACTGGCATTGATTTTATTAGAGATAAAATTATTCCTTTTATTTCAATGATTCCGTTTGGTCCATTTAAGGTTGTATTGTTAGATGAAGCCGATCGGTTAAGTCAACAGGCACAGGACTCGTTGAAAGGTATTATTGAAGAATATTCTGCCCATGCTAGATTTATTTTAACATGTAATACACCTAGCAGAATTGGTACTGCGATAAAAAGTCGTTGTCAGCAATTTCACTTCAGCAGTATTGATCAAACAGAATTTACAGCCAGAGCCGCTACAATATTAGTCGAAGAAGGTATCGACTTTGATCTAGATCGACTTGATACCTATGTTAAAAGTGTATATCCAGATTTGCGTAAATGTATTAATCTCTTACAACAAAATAGCATCGACGGTGCCTTAGTAGATCCTAAGGCCGAGGATAGTGGTGTAAGTGATTACAAAGTAGAAATGGTCGAGTTGTTTAAAGCAGGTAAAATACAGGCTGCTCGTAAACTTCTATGCGGTAGAGCCCAAGCACACGAAATGGAAGACATCTATACATGGATGTATCAAAACATTGATCTATTTGGCAAGACAGATGAGATAAAAGATTCTGCTTTGTTGATTATCAAGCAAGGGTTAGTTGACAATGCGTTAATTGCTGATCCGGAGATCAATCTTGCAGCTACGCTTATTAAATTAGCAAGATTACAATAAGTTACGCAGGGTGCAGGTCAGGGGATTGATCTGCGTAACTTATCTCATCTATAAGTTAATCGTTAGGGTAACTCCTTATATATACTTAAAATTTCCTTAACAACAGGGTGACGTTCAACGTCTCTTGCTCCAAACCTTACTATAGCGGTCATACGATAATCACCTCCTTG